ATGGCGAGAAAAACACCCCCATTAACCACAGTGCAGATCAAAGCAGCCAGACCAGCACAAAAGGAGTACACCCTACAGGACGGTGGGGGGCTTTTTCTCCTGGTCAAACCGTCCGGATCAAAACTCTGGAGATTTTCCTACTACCGACCATCGGACAAAAAAAGAATATTACTTAGTTTTGGATCGCTTGATGATGTTTCCCTGGCTGATGCCAGAAAACGCCGTAGCGAGTACAGGGCGTTAATTCTTGCCGGAACTGACCCTCAGGACCACGAGAGGCAAAAACGAGAGGCAGAGGCCAGAAGACAGGGGAATACGTTCGAAAATGTGGCTGCGGCATGGTATCAGGTGAAAATCAGCCAGAATCTTGCACCCAACACGATTAAAGACATCTGGCGATCGCTGGAGAAATATATATTCCCGTTCATCGGCAACACGCCAATAGATACCCTCACCGCCCGAAGGTTCGTTGAAGTGCTTACCCCCATCAAGGAACGCGGCAACCTGGAAACACTCAAGCGGGTTTTACAGCGCGTTAATGAGGTAATGGATTACGCCGCCAACAGTGGGCTGATTGATGCCAATCCGGCTATGAATGTGCGTAAGGCGTTCCCCTCCCCTGTAAAAAAACATATGCCAACAATCAGGCCCGAGCAGTTGCCGGAACTTATGCAGGCTTTATCCGTATCGGCAACAGAACGGCAAACCAGGCTACTTATTGAGTGGCAGCTACTGACCGTAACCCGTCCAGTTGAAGCATCGTCGGCACGCTGGGAAGAAATCGACATGGAGGCGCAACGCTGGACCATACCCGCCGGACGCATGAAGATGCGCCGCGACCACGTTATCCCGCTTTGTGACCAGGCTATGGCAGTGCTGGAGGCTATGAAACCAATCAGCCACCACCGCGATTATGTTTTCCCGAGTCTGAAAGACCCACAGCAGCCGATGAACAGCCAGACCGCTAACGCAGCATTACGACGCATGGGGTTCGCTGGCGTGCTGGTGTCTCATGGATTACGCGCCATATTCAGCACAGCAGCGAACGAGGAAGGATTCGAGCCGGACGTAATAGAGGCGGCACTTGCCCACGTCGACACCAACGAAGTTAGACGGGCATACAACCGGAGCAACTACATAGAAAAACGCATCGTGCTGATGCGCTGGTGGGGCGAATTTGTCGAGGCTGCGGCGACGGGCGTAACCCTCGCCAGTGGTAAAAGGGGTATCCGAGCCGTGTAGCTGTACAGAAAACCAGTAAAAACTACGAAAACCATGTAAAACCGTCGTATAATTGCATCAAATTTAACGACAAGGCCGTGAAACATGAAACCGTTAAGATGCAAAAAAATATCAGATGCAATTGCGACGGGCTGCAACTGGCCCTGATGGTTCAGCATGAATTTTGGTCAACCTACGATCCGGAGGACAGAACGACGGCCCCATCAAAAAAACAGGTAGTAGATTTTCTGGTATCCCGTGGCGCTTCCAGAAATCTGGCGGTAAGTATTGATAAGGTCGTACGTCCGGCATCTATGAAGATCGGAGGCAGGCCCAAAAAATGGCGGTAACAATCCTGGAAGCGGCAGAAATGCCGCTTTTTTTATAATTCCATTTCAAATCATCAATATAAAAAACGGTGTATACCGTTTAAAAACGGTGGGAACTGTTTTTACCCATATCCGATGATTTACCGTATTTGTCACCGGAATACACCGGATTCACAAGGTAAATCACGATGGAAGCAATCAGAAAAATTATCTTTCGCCAGGAAGTAAAAAAAATTATCCACATCAAGGCAGACAGCACGCTGCAAAGCATGATCAACGCCGGAGAATTTCCGCAGGGTTTTCGCGTTGGTTTACGCCGTCGCGGATGGTATGAGGATGATGTGTTGGCCTGGCAGAAAGAACGCGAACAGGAAGCACGCGGAACGGCTGCTTAACGGGTATCACAGATATGACAAACACGAAAAAAGCGGCCCCGATATGGAGCCGCCTTTCTGAACAATTAACCCGCTGCGCCTTATGTGTATATGATCCCAAACATAAGCACGGGGATGATAGCCGCTATCAGGCTGGTGGGCAATGCAATCAGTCTGGTTCAGTTCGTTGCCATACCTGCAATGAGCGCGTTTCCCTGTACTCTTTAAGGAATTGCTCAAGGGCAAAAGCACATGGCGCGAATCTTTCTGATTCATGCTCTATCTTTCTGCGCCGTCTTTTCCGTGCCGGTGATAATGTTTTGGTCAATTCTTTATCGGTCATTGTGTTGTCCTGCATAGCAATGCGCCGTAATACCTTACACCACGGCGCTGATGGTGATTACTCTGGTTCTTTGGTCTTGCGGCGCTGGAGTTCTTCACGTGCGACAGTGACGAGCTGCCCGATCTCCTCGGCGGCTTTGATTCCGAGTTTTTCCACCTGCGCCAGTGCATCGAGCGAAGAAACTAGGGGATTTTCTCCACTTCCTTCTGCCTGGCGCCGGGCGATCTCACCGCGTACAGCCGTAACTATAAAATTCGCTTTAGTTTCCCCTGGCTGTAGGGATGCCTCAATGCCACTCACTACTTCATGTGGAAATCTGGCATTCAGTTGCTGTGACTTATTGTTAACAGAACTCCTGGACATGTTTGCACCTCCCATTAATAACGGGATGCAGTGTAATACAAAAGTGAATACCAAAAAAGACTTGAAATGGTATTCACCTAAATGTAATGTGAATACCACAAGTGCTGATACATGCAATTCAGCAATTGAAACGACGAAGCCCCGCACTGTTGGAGCAGTAACGGGGCTTCTAACCAACAACGTAAACTAGGAGCCGTTATGGTTGCTGTAAATCATATACCACACCTTGTACACACACAAACGGCCTTTGTGTGGCGTTTTCTGGCCCTGAATATCGGAGAAAAAAACCGCTTGATCGCCACCAGCAAAAATGGCTATGATTCCCGCGCACCTCATAAAACGGGTGTCGGGATTAGCCTCCTGAAAACAACTGAAGCGCACAGCACGCGCCCTGCGTGTTTTTTTGTGCCGCATAGTCACACCTTATCAATGGTGGGCTGTACGGGGGCGGAGCAATCCGCGCCGGTTTCTTCAGTGTCCGGTAAGGCTAACCCTGTACAGTCCGCCACCAGCGAAATTAGCCTTTTGCGTGGCGGTTATCTTAACCACACTGAGGAGGCTGCCAACATGGCTACTATCCCTACCCTTGTACATTCTCAAACCGCATTTATCTGGCGCTTTATCATCTTTGGCGCGTCAGAATCTCAAATCATCCACGTAACCGCCTGGACGGAACGCGAAGCGCGTAGCCGTTGCCCGTCAGGTTGTGTTGCTGTATTCGCCGCCCGTATTCGTCAGGGGTCACATCATGCGTAAAAACCGCTTGCAAAAAATTATAACGGGGCTGTATGCTTCCCCAGTCGCCCACATGGCGACCGGGTTTAGCAGCCTGAATACTACAGCGGACAGCCGCTTACATTCCGATATGCGGTTTTTTTGTGTCCGTAAACCTACCCATACCCGCATTATGGCGGGGCGTAACGGGGGAGCCTTTGCGCTCGCTGGTTCCTGTAGTGCCAGTCTGCTAACCCTGTTACGTCTCGCCACCCCGTTTAGCAGCGTAGTAGCGAGACTCCTTAATTTCACTACAGGAGCCTTTCACATGGCTGTATTCACACGCCCTTATTTTGTCTGGCGCTTTATGCAGTGCCACCACAGCAGCATTGATATTTACACCGTTACCGCAGCCACTGAACGCGAAGCCCGCGCCCAGTTGCCGCACGCACATCTGATTTTTGTCGCCCGTATTCGTCAGGGGGTGTGCCATGCCTGATATGTCAAATTACCAGTACCTGATTAATCCGCATTTTAAGTGTGATCATGATATTGCTAAGAAGGTTTATTCCGCTGCTTATGGGGCTACTGACAATATATCAATGGGTATTGCGTCAATTGGTAGCCTGATGTGGTATGCGTCAGAAAATAAGGAATATGACGAAAAGGCCATGCGCATTGATATGGGTAATATCGGTTTGTTACTGGCAATGCTTGGGCAGTTTGATATTTCGTTACGGTGCACCATTGAAAATGCCAAAGATGCATTAAATGCTATAAAGAAAGCGAATACTGATTTAAATCGGGGATAAATAATCATGAGAACATATTTATCTGGCTTGACTGCCAGCGGCCCCGCTCGGCCTGAAATCCGCCCCGGAGATATTTTCAGAGATAACTACGGTGGCGTTGTTGAGATTAAAGGCGTGGCAGAACGGCGCATTACCTACCGCCGTGAAGGCTACGAATATGATTGCGTGATGCCTGTTTATCAGTTCCGGCGTGATTTTTCTCTGGTACAGGCAGCGCCCCGCAGTAAACCAACCAGCAGGGAGAAAGCACGCGCCAATATTCAGGAAATAAGAAAGATGTTGAATGTATTCAGGGGTAAAAAATGAAACTGGCACCGAACGTAAAAAAACAACCACGCGGAATAAAACACAAAGACACAGAGGTAATTATTTTCGCGGGTAGTGATGCGTGGGCACATGCAAAACAGTGGCAGGAGCAGGACGGCCCCGCATCCGGCGATAATGTGCCGCCTGTGTGGCTTGGGCCAAATCAGCTTGCCGAACTTGATGCACTGAAAATTGTTCCTGATGGAAAAAAACGCGTAAGGCTGTACCAGGCCGGAGAACTGGATTTGGTGGAGACCAAAAAGATTGGTCAGAAGCTGGCGGCGGCAGATATTCAGGACGCAAATTTTTACCCCGAAGGAATGCACGTCCAGAAGTGTGAAAACTGGCGGCGCTATCTGAATGCTGAGCGTGAAAATATTGCCGCAGGGCTTACCATGCCGGAGCAGAAAAATACGCAACTGGCACAAATGGCAGACAGTGAGCGCGCGCAGCTGCTTGCCGAGCGCTTTGATGGCGTTTGTGTGCATCCGGAAAGTGAAATCGTTCACGTATGGCGCGGCGGGGTATGGTGTCCGGTCAGCACAATGGAACTTAGCCGCGAAATGGTGGCGATCTATTCAGAGCACAGGGCCACTTTCAGCAAGCGCGTAATCAATAACGCCGTGGAAGCGTTAAAAGTTATTGCCGAACCAATGGGCGAGCCGTCCGGCGATTTGTTGCCGTTCGCCAATGGTGCGCTTGACCTGAAAACGGGGGAATTTTCCCCGCACACGCCGGAGAACTGGATCACCACGCACAACGGCATTGAGTACACGCCACCAGCACCAGGGGAGAATATCTGCGACAACGCGCCAAACTTTCATAAATGGCTTGAGCACGCAGCCGGAAAAGACCCGCGCAAGATGATGCGTATATGTGCCGCGCTGTACATGATTATGGCGAACCGGTACGACTGGCAGATGTTTATTGAGGCCACCGGAGAGGGCGGTAGCGGTAAAAGTACATTCACGCACATAGCCAGCCTTCTGGCAGGGAAACAGAACACGGTAAGCGCTGAAATGACCTCACTTGATGATGCTGGTGGACGTGCGCAGGTTGTCGGGAGTCGTCTTATCGTCCTGGCTGACCAGCCGAAATATACAGGCGAAGGAACGGGCATCAAGAAAATCACGGGCGGCGACCCCGTGGAAATAAACCCGAAATATGAGAAGCGTTTTACGGCGGTAATCAGGGCGGTGGTGCTGGCTACCAACAATAACCCGATGATATTCACCGAGCGGGCCGGAGGTGTGTCACGCCGTCGGGTGATTTTCCGGTTCGACAACATTGTAAGGGAGGACGAAAAAGACAAGGATTTGCCGGAGAAGGTCGCGGCTGAAATCCCCGTAATTATCCGTCGCTTGCTGGCTAATTTTGCCGACCCTGAAAAGGCACGGGCTTTATTACTGGAACAGCGCGACGGTGATGAAGCTCTGGCAATAAAGCAACAGACGGATCCGGTTATTGAGTTTTGCCAGTTCCTGAATTTTCTGGAGGAAGCACGCGGCCTGATGATGGGCGGCGGTGGCGATTCAGTGAAGTACACGACCAGAAACAGCCTTTACCGCGTCTATCTGGCGTTTATGGCATACGCAGGCAGGAGCAAACCGCTAAACGTGGCTGAGTTCAGCAAGGCCATGAAGACAGCGGCAAAAGTTTACGGACATGAATATATTACGCGGAGAGTTAAGGGAGTAACGCAGACCAACGCAATTACAACTGATGATTGTGACGCGTTTTTATAATTTTTTGTAAAAGCCCTCTACCCCATCTACCTGAATGAAATAAACGCATATTATTCAACATGATAAGTGGGTAGAGGGCTAGGTAGAAGGCTAATAAAACCTCTCTACCTCTTCTACCATGATTAAGATCGTTTGTGAGGGGCGGGTAGAGGATGGGTAGAGGGCCACGAAAGCCCTCTACCCATCTGAAAGCCGCGCCATTACTGACATGAAAGATGATTAGGTAGAGAGGTAGAGGAGGTGCACCACAACCTAAAACTTTTTAAACACGAGGGTAAAAATAAAAATGCACACATCAGGAAGATTTAACAAATCACTCAAAAAACGCAAAGACAGAACAGCACCAAGATATAAAGCGCTGGAGATGACAGAGCACGCCTTAAAGGTGGCTATAAAGGTGATAGACATCACAGCGGGAGAAGGATACTCGAAAGCACATCCCGAACTAATAAGCGCATTCATGACCACGGCGGCGGCAAACTTTGCCACGCTGACAGAGCGGGAGATTGCAGAAGCGGAACAGGTAACAACCATCAACGTTAAAACCGGAGAGGTGGAATCATGACAGCACAGATAGCCGCTTACGGGCGGCTGGTGGACGACCCGCAGGTAAAACAGACCAGCAAGGGTACACCGATGACGCTGGCGCGTATGGCGGTATCTTTGCCATGTAGTCAGGCGCAGGATGGGCAGGCGACGTTATGGCTATCGGTCATCGCATTTGGTAAGCAGGCCGACTTCCTGGCTAAACATCAAAAAGGCGACGTTGCCAGCGTATCCGGCACGATGCAGGTCAGCCAGTGGACCGGACAGAACGGGGAAACGCGGCAGGGTTATCAGGTTATTGCAGACAGCGTAATCAGTGCCCGTGCGGCACGTCCTGGCGGGAACAGACGCAAAACCACAGGCACACAGGGTAATCAGCCACCAGCGGGAGACGATGACCCCTACGGTGATGATATTCAGTTCTGAGGGGGTGACGATGGTACATGACCGCATAGCGGAGGAACTCGAGGCAAAAGGCTTTTACCGGAGGGCATCGGCGCGATGGGGTGAAGTCATGCTGCTGGTGGAGACAGACAAGGAACGGCATCAGGTTACGATGCGACGGCTGGAATGTTCCAGGAAGGCACAGAAGCCACCGGAGCCGCCGGATAACTTCGGAGACCTGAGAAAGGCAGTAGATCGCACTTATGCTGAAATGGGTATAGATGGTGTAAGCGATGAAATATGGCGTAATTACCCAGACAGCTAATCAACAGCCGGAGTAATCCGGCTTTTTTGTACCCAAAAAAAGCCCGATAAGTACAGGAGGCATCTTATCGGGCTTTTGCATATGAGGTTTTTTTTGGTGCACTGACACACATGATCGGGATCATCATTTCATAATTTGCAACACAACTCAACATCATTGCATAAAATGCAATCATGATTATAATCAGATCTGGATGAACATCCAGTTATGATTTTTTAAGTCAAAGAGGAATTTCTTACTATGGCTGAAGAGAAAAAAGGCGGTGTTTCGGTGTACATAAGCCCCGACATCGTGAAGGCGCTCAAGGAACGCCACCAGCAGAACGTAAAAGCAGGCATTGCGGCAGGACTTGATCCGCTGGCGATGGTTGAGCCGTCAACAGGCTGGCAGGTACGCGCCTATTTACGCGCGGCGCTGGGTATGAATCAGGTTCACGGGGGTGAATAATGACAGTAAAAGCAATAGCACTTAACACTAACCAGCTTTTCGCGTACCTGAATCGCGAGGATATTGCGGAATTTAAATTCAGTCCGCTGTTTACCGCGCTGTTTTTCCCGAACGTGGCGACATTCAACACACAGGACATCATGTTAGATAACCTGGATATTGAAGAAGTCACTATGTCGGCGTTTTGTTCGCCTATGGTTGGTAGCCAGGTTCAGCGCGATAAAGGGTACGAAACCAGCATTATTCGCCCTGGCTACATGAAGCCAAAACACGAAATCGATCCATTAAAAACAATAATGCGCATGGCTGGAGAAGATCCGGCACAGCTTAACGACCCTACCTACCGCCGTATGCGCCTGATTACTGGCAACATGCGCCGCCAGATAAACGCCATTAAAGCGCGCGTGGAATGGCTGGCGGTGAATGCGATAACGACCGGAAAAAACATCATTGAGGGCGAAGGCATAGAGCGCTATGAAATCGACTGGAAGATACCGGAAAAAAACATCATAGAGCAGGCCGACGGTAAAAAATGGTCAGAGCAGGACAAAGACATACACGACCCAATCTATGACATTGAGCTATACGCAGATCAGGCAGGTTGCCCCGCAAACGTCATGATTATGGGCGTTGATGTATGGCGCATGTTACGCAGCTTTAAAAAATTCCGTGAACTGTACGATCTCTCCCGTGGTTCAGAATCCGCCGCAGAGCTGGCATGTAAAAACCTGGGAGAAGTGGTGAGCTTTAAAGGCTATCTTGGTGATCTGGCCCTTATCGTCTATTCCGGCAAATACACTGACAGCGACGGCACAGAAAAATATTTCCTTGCGCCTGATTTGCTGGTCCTGGGCAACACCAACAATAAAGGGCTGGTGGCCTATGGTGCGATTATGGAACAGGAAGCGGTAAGAACGGGCGCAACGCAAAACATGTTTTACCCGAAAAACTGGATTGAAGACGGCGATCCGGCGATTGAGTACGTGCAGACACACAGCGCGCCGCAGCCTGTTCCGGCAGATATTCGCAAATTTGTTACCGTCAAAATTGGTTAACGGTGGATTCTATGAACACTCCATACATTGAGTTATTTGCAGGCAGTCAGCAGGTATCAACGACGCTGGTACATTTTGCCGCTGATGCTGGCGTTATTCAGGAATTTACCCCGCTGATGCTGGCGGACAATGGCGAGTTTAAGCCGTGGGATGGTCAGGAATCTGGCAAGGCTGTTTATCTGACTTCGTATCCTGTGGACACGTCAAAGCAGAAATCAGCACAGTGTTACAAGACGGGGATATTCAATATTGCCGCCGTTAACTGGCCTGAGAGCGTCGACACCGATGCGAAAAAATGCGCCGCCTTTGCGGGTTCCGGCGTATCCGTTCAGCCGCTGGCCCGATAAGCAGGGGGAACGATGGCAACGAATGAAAGCATCATGGCGCTACCGCTGGCGAGTAAATTTAAAGAAGAAGCGCGGGCAATGGCTGACAGAGGTTTATCAACCTACGAGGCCGTATATCAACTCAACAAACTGGAAGAGCAGGACAAGCCGCGCGCTGATGCGATTATGGCGCTTCATGAGCATAAAGACTATCAGCCGCTGTTACGTGCAATGGCAAACGTGCCATGTATTAGCGTCGATAATGCTCGTGAAATCCTGAACATGACCATAGAGCAGGAGCGCCCAAAGGTTGCACCAGAGCTTACCGCAGCCTTTGAAAACTTTATGGACATGCACAGCCCGCAAGCCGTATCAGCTGGCATGGCATACGATGGCAGAAACCAGGGCGATGACGGCGACATCGATCGCATACTGAAAACCATCTGAGACAAGGCCGGAGAAATCCGGCTTTTTTTTACGGGTCCTTTCCGGCATATGGACCCGTTACGGGGCGGCGACCTCGCGGTTTTTCGCTATTTATGAGATTTTTTGAGGGGGTGGTTGTTGTTTAATTGTTTGGTATATCTAATTGATAAGTAAGGTAAAAATAAAATAAATACAACAACCTTACGATGTATTTTGATGTCATTAATGTGAAAAAATTCAATGATATCAAATGGTTTTGTAAAAACACATGGTTGTTGTATCGCGTATTTGATGGCGTAACAGAAAGTGATTTTTAACTTTACCGCTCTGTAACTACGGATTATTCCATGCTGGCACGGAGAACGGCTACGGCATGACGCCACCCAGCCTATACAGAACAGTAAAGCCGATAAATTGTTAATCACGCGCAGCAATGCGTGTGATTTTTGCACACTTCCGGTTAACTGGTACGATGTCCGGTTTTAGTGTCTGTTTTTTGCGCATGTCCGGTTCATGGAAAGCATGTTTTTATATTTTTCATATGGTTAACTTGCAGAGAAACCGGACATGGATCCCGGAAAATTTTCATAAATAGTGAAAACGCGCGAGGTCGCCGCCCCGTAACGGGCCATAATTCCAGGAAGGACCCGACGACACCAGACTATCAGAGCGATGGGGGCACAATGACAGAAGCCGAACTACTGGGATTAATCCGCCGCGTCGCCGGAATCAGCCAGCAGCATGACGAACAGGCCACACAGCCGGACAGCGTGACCGCTGAAAATTATGTGCGTGTTGTAGCGGAAGTGATGCGCCGTGATGGTATAGAACTTAATGGCGTTGATATGCGCAACATACGGAACCGCGTTCTTGAAATGCTGGCCTACAATCGCCGCGTTGAACTGTATCGGGAGAAAGAAAAAATAACGTACCACTGGAAGAAGCCGGAACGGCTGCGGCGGTAA